AAATCTGGGACGTCGAGGCGGTAGGCATGGGTGCAAGTAACAAACTGTTTCGCGTACCCTTTTTGACGAGTTCACGCATGGCATTCCAATCGTATCGACCACTAAACTTCGGGTCACGATCCCACATGTCGAATTGGAGAATACCTTGACTGAACGGCGACCCCTTAAACGTTTCGTACGTTCCGTACATTTCGGCGAGTTCACACGATGATTCAAGTGCCGCGTGATATATGGTTTCGAATATGTCGCGGTTCAGTTTTCGCGATTCTTCGGAACCAAAACTCATACGAAGCATGATAAATACATCGGCAAGACCTTGAACACCTATACCTATAGGTCGGTGACGCATATTCGAACGTTCCCCGTTTTCGGTCGGGTAAAAGTTTTTATCGATAACCTTATTCAGATTTCGTGTAACCATTTTCGTGACACGGTGTAACTCTTCGTGATTGAACTCTTTTTTCTCAATGTCGACATATTTTGGTAACGCGATAGATGCAAGATTACACACGGCAGTTTCGTCTTTGTCCGTGTACTCTAAAATTTCAGTACACAAGTTAGACGATTTAATCGTACCAATGTGTTTATGGTTCGACTTTTCATTACACGCGTCTTTGTAAAGCATATATGGGGTTCCCGTTTCACTTTGTGATTTAATAATCGCTTTCCAAACCTCGGATGCGGGTACAACTTTCCTCGCGAGTCCCTCTGTTTCGTATTTCTCATACAAGTCCTCGAACTCTTTACCATACACGTCCGAAAGACCCTTTGCCTGATCGGGACAGAACAGAGACCAATTCCCACCGGATTCGACGCGTTTCATGAACAGATCCGGAATCCACATTGCCGAAAACAGGTCGCGACACCGCGCCTCTTCGTCACCTTGGTTCAAACGAATATCAAGGAAATCGAGTATATCGGCGTGCCATGGTTCCAAGTATACGGCGATGGACCCTTTTCGACGCCCAGCTTGGTTCACGTACCTTGCAGTCGAGTTATACACCCTAAGCATGGGGATAATCCCATCGGAGGTCCCGTTCGTACCTCGAATGTGTGATTTATTCGCACGAACATCGTGAATATGTAAACCAATACCACCCGCCCATTTACTTATACGCGCACACTCTTTCACTGTATCATAAATCCCGTCAATGCTATCTTCCTTATTTGCGATCAAAAAGCACGAACTCATTTGTGGTCTGGGTGTTCCTGCATTGAACAGAGTTGGTGTGGCATGAATGAACAAACCTTTGGAAAGTGCATCGTACGTTTCCAGGACACGTTCGGTATCGTGACCGTGAATACCAATGGCAACACGCATGTACATGTACTGAGGCGTTTCGATAATTTCACCATCGATCTTCTGGAGGTACCCCTTTTCGAGCGTTTTAAGACCGAAATACCCGAAATCGTAATCGCGTTCGGGTTTAATATCGTCTTTAACCTTTGCCGAAACCTCGAGAACTTCGTGGGTTACAATACCCGTCTTGTGAAGCTTACGCATGGCAATGTGAAAATTATTTGCAGCCCGTTTTTGTATGTTACTCGCCGTGATACGCGTTGCCAAAATTTCATAATCAGGGTCGGACGTGATCATCCCAATACATATCTCAGCAGAGAGTGTATCTATTTCGTGTGTATTTATACCATCATAAATAGATGAAAACACTTGCTGAGCAACCTTAGAAACGTCTACTGTATCTGATAATCCGTACGTGAGTTTTGATATCCTGTTGGTGACGTTGTCAAACTTTACGTCTTCAACACGACCGGAACGTTTTGTGACCCTCATTATTTTAATTTTATTACTTTTTATTTTTTTAAACTATTTGCACGAGTGTTTGAAATCAGAACTTCTTACCGTCACTGGACCTTTCGTTTCAAATAAACGGTTGGGCTGGAGAAGAAACGAGTTAACATAAAATTTACCTTTAGCGTCACCAACCTTGGCAACTGGTGCATACGACCCAACGAAACACTCTGGTGGTTGACATACTGGTCTTTCATAATTACACGGTTTTGTCATATACGATTTATCAAAATCGGCGAGTACTAACATTTATATTTACCGATACTTTTTTTCCAGGACTATATTAAATGTGCGACGCTCTTCACATAAATTCACTCAAACAGTGTCCAACACCACTGAACAAACTATTCTTTTCGGAGTTTAATATGAACGTTCTCCAGCGTGGTATTCGTCAGAAGTTTAAGGATAAAACGGGTATTGCTATAGATTACCAAAACCCAAACGATTTATATGCAATCATGCGCGTTGTTTTTATAAACAATTCGGGTGATCATAACACGAACGTTCAAGAACAAGTCAGGTATATGAACGGTATTGTCGTGAATACCGCCATTGGTCAGATTCAGTCTGGGGTTTCTCAGTATATGGGATACGTCCACGATGTAGATAGAGGTCTCCAACCCATGGAAAGACCCATGAGTACATCAACCTACGGTAACAAATTCGGTAAAAACGAACAAATTGGGTTATAATATACTATAATTAACGTGTACATACCATTAATTATAATACAAGTTTTTGTACTATAATTGATTATAATCGTCGTTTAAATTTCATTTTTTAATATTATACGTTTCCATATTACTCCCATCACTACCCATATCACTGCTTTCTTGGCCAGCGCCTTCTTCTACTACTTCTACACGATCAGTTTTCATTTTAGATGATATATCATCTCTTGTATTATCATTGCTTGTATAAGATATGGATATACCATCATCTGGCATTGAAATACCTTCACTTACCATAGTAACAACCGTACCTAATAACATATCTGAAACGAAAGTATTTATACCTGGTGTTATTACCATTTTGTATTTTTTTGTTGATTCTAAACCAGTAGTAGTATCTGTTTCTTTTTCTGTTGTATGAATTTCTAATTTATTATCGGTGTTTAAATTAAATTCTAACCCTTTTACGGATAAGTAAGTATCAATTTTTCCCTTATTATTTATATAATCATCATAAATCTGTTTTTCTAATCTTACATTTTGGTCATTCACATACCCAGTTACTTTACCTTCCGCATCCTTAACTTCTTTATATATACACGCGTACGGTTTATCCTCGTCTGTTAAATTACATTTACCTTCACTAAAAATAGCATCACCAGAATCACCATTATCATTATAAGAATACATGACAGCCTTTTGATTTTGATTAGCATATTCAAATCCAGCTGATTCACACCAACCACCTGTTCTGGTATCAGTAGTAGTATCTAATACACCCCATAAATCAGTATTCAGATTATTGAATTCATCCATGGTGATTGATGTCTCATCAACATAATATCCTGAGGCTATATATTCATCCTCAGTATCATAGGTCGGATATTCTTTACACGGTGTTAGTGTTCCTTCCACCGTATATGAACTAATACCACCTGGAAATAAAACACCCTCATCTGTTATTTCAACTTCATTCTCTGCTGGTGCTGGTGCTGGTGCTGGTGCTGGTGCTGGTGCTGGGGAATCACCAAAATATTTATCCCATTTTTTCTTTAGCCATTTTTCGACTTTTTTTCTTTCGATTATACCCCATACCATAAGGGCACCGAGTATAACCAATAGTACAATTGCAACTGCAGAAGCCATTTTTATATATATAAAGTTTATATTTTATTATGAGATAAGTAAATGACACTCAATTTTTACAAACACGAAACTGAAAAAATTTGTAAACGTCGAGGGTGGGATAAAGCAAATATTGATACGGTCTGGTTACTTCTAACCGAGGAGTTTGGTGAACTCGCATCAGCAATACGTCAGTATAAAAAAACGTTCAAGAAAGTAAACCTAAAAAAGGACAGAGGTACAGACGTTACAATGGAAATGGGAGACGTGTTCAGTTACCTTTTTCAATTAGCACATATGTTAGATGTAGATTTAGATGATATGTGGTCCCAGCATAATAAAAAGATGAAATACAAAAATTATGTTACACAATAGTATAATGAGTCATTTGTTACTCGACGACGTAAATGCCATGAATGGTATAAACCCATTTGTCGCGACAAACAACTTTTTACCACCGGGTACATCCAAACACATGTTAGAATATCAGAAGTATAAATCACCAGACAGTGAAGAAACCGAACAAGCTCAGTATAAAAGCCCAGCGTGTGGCGTTTTATCGAAAGGTGTAGGAAGACCGGGTTATAGGAAAGAGAAGTGCGATTTGTCTAGACCAATCATTCCAGGAAGAAATATAGATAGAGGATTCACACGAACGGAGTTAAACGAAATTAAACACGAAAACGCGTACGTTCTTGAAGAAAAATCGGGTAAAACGTGTAGTTTAGACTATTACAAAATACTCCTCGCGGTTATACTATTAACTCTGACTCTATTAATTTCAAGACGTTAAAAAGTGTTTCAAGTTTGTTATCGTTTGTACACGTTTCTATAACTTTCGGTAACGTTTTTAAACAGAAATCACGAACCATACGTTTTTGCCAAGAACACGATTTATTTATGTACGGTGGTCTGAAAGTAGGGTCTACAATTTTTACCGAGTTCATGAGTCTTATGAGAGAATGAACGTTTTTGTTCTCGAGTAGAACGTTATCTAATTGGATCAAAACCATACGACGCCTGGTTTCGATCGTTTTATTAACCATGGTATCTAAAAACTTTTCATACCGAAGAGACCTCGAGGATATATCAAAACTACCACGAAGTACTGTATTAAAGTAATCTTTAAACGTTTCGTACCCGAAACCTTCGATATACTTATTATATTTAACCTCTACGAGATCTTCGTTCGTATCCACGTTAATAAGCTGTTTACAAGAAATAACAAAATAGGCCATGTTTACATTTAAAGAGTACAATATCTTTAAATGTATATAAAATGTGGACTTTGGTGTGTAAACCAATAGTCATACCCACGGGTATACCCGAACAAAGAATGGTTACCACTAAAACGTGTCGAATTGCAACCGTATCACCTACAGATAATAAAAATAGATTCGTTATAGAATTACCAGACGATGTACCCGAAATAAATATAGTACGAATAGAAAACAAATAAAATGTTATGTTATTAGTATATGGACGATCTTAGATTTTATATACCAGCGGTTTCTATAATAGGTTCAAATTTAATCACTACTAATCAGTGTGGTTCACTAGTTAAATCTGCAATTGATGTACCACTCAGACCACCCGGTTGGATTTTTGGTATAGTTTGGCCTATATTGTACGTAACAACCGGTCTCGCTTGGAGTTGGAGTAAAAAAGATGTGTTATTTTCACTCGTAACAATCATGTGTTGTTTATGGTTATACGTATATTCGTGTAAAAAGAATAAAAAATCAGCAGCTTTTGTACTTTTATCCACCGCGTTACTATCTTGGCACTTAGCGAGAATATTATCCGGAAAATCCAGAAATGCGATTATTCCATTAGCTATATGGACAAGTTTCGCAACTTATATTAATATGTACGAGGCATTTATTTAAAGATAAAACAGTATCGTAATAAATGATACGCGAATATGCCGAACACGT